CATCTTTCGAAAGCATTACGGATAACAAAGTCTTCATCGTTAATGATTGTAATTGACCAATCGGCAAAGGTTCTATTACCTACAAATTTTAGTTCACGACCAAAATATTGTACAGGCACAACACCGAGTGTTGAACCCGGTAATTGTGCAGTCTTACACATAAATGTAAGTTTAGTTTGTGCATTACCTGGCGAAGAAAAGCCAGGAAAAGGCATAGAAACTTCAAAGAGATTGGGACGGGCACCGTCCCCTGTCATTTGACTTCTAAATTCGTTTACGCTAAATGCCATTTTTATTCTCCTGTTCTTTTATTTATTGAAACTTTCCAACGACTTCTTCGAAAGAAACGCCAGTGCGTGTCGCAACAAAGTTAAGTTGGATAAAGTTGATTGAACGAGCAGGTTTAATATAAATGTCACCAATGAATTCGTTGCGGTCAATGACTTCACCTGTATTATTTGATTCGTTACAGATAACACGGAAGTCAGTAATACCACGGCGACCTTGTACATCACGCAAGAATGGTTCTACGAGTGCAACAAACTGTGCTCTTGTGAATTGGTCGTTAAATTCAAATAGTGAGAATCGTGCGGCTTTTGCAATTGTCTTTTCAAGCACAATAAACAAACGGCGAACATTGACTCTATCAAATGCGCTTGGTCTTGATAACAATGTTTTGTCACCAAACAATACTGTACCTTCTCCTTGGAAAGAAACTACAGGGTTGATACCTTTGGAATAAATTGTATCTCTTTCTGTCTTGGTTGGATTCCAAGATAGTTTGACAATGTTACGAATTTGTCCACGATTTAAACCACCTGGTGAGAACCAAGGGTCTCTTTCGATATCTGTCTTAGCACATAAACCTGCAATATCACCATTCAATGGTACCCAACGGTACACATCGTTGTACTTGTCATATTGATATTTCCATCCGCAATCCATAAATGCGTAAGATGAAGCACCGATAGTTGCAGCCTGTGTTACACAAGCAGCAGCTTCGTTACCAGCATTGTCAACAACATCTGATTTAGCAGGTGAGAAGAATACGATACAATCTTTTCTTGTTTCTGCAAGAGAAATCAATGGAGAACTAATTGTATTTGCACCTGGACCAGTAACAATCAATGAAATATCTGTTGATTCTGCACTGCTGAATAAGTTGTAACTAGTAATTGTATTTGCAGCAACAATAGTACCATCGGCACCTGCAGCAGTACCATTACCTAATGATAGTGTAACAGCAGAAGTAAGTCTTGTGAAAGAAGTACCTGATGCATTGTTACCCCATGTAGATGAGGTGTTACTGTAAGTTGCAATACCATTTGAAGTTGGATGACTCATCCAACGAACATATTTGGACTTGCTTGCAAGAACATTCTTGTAATAGTTTGAATTACCGCTATCGTCTTTAGCGTCAGCGGCTTTGGATACGAATCCGTATTTTTCGATTACGGTACCAGAAGTACCTGTAAATTTACCTTCTTCGTCAACAACAACAATGTGGATTTCATCATTTGCACCACCTTGATTAGAAACATATGTTGATGTTCCTGGTGTTGATGTGAATTGTCCAGCATATGCCCAGCCACTATATGTGTTAGCATCTGCCATTGAAACTTTCAATGTGTTACCGATTGCGCCAGCAAATTTAGCAGCAAATTCACCATAAGTGTTTGCACCGCTTGAGAAGTTGTCTAACCAGTCATCGTCATTTTTGATTAGAACAGAAGTACCGTTTGCAACGGCATTTTTAGTTCCTGAACCAAAAGAACGAACAATTTTTAGATTGTTTGAATATGCTAAGAAGTTTGCTGCTGAGAACCAATATTCATAATTTGTTGAGTCTGGATTGCCGAATGTAGAGGCAAGGCGAACTTCGTCAGAGATTGTAATAATTTCACCGATTGGACCCCACGCAAACGGCCCTGCAAATGCGCCAATTGAGGTAGCGCTTGAAGGAATAACTGTAGTCAGGTCGATTTCTGATACATTTACTCCTGGTGATAGCTGAAATGCCATTGGATTTCTCCTTTAAAAGTATGAGTCAATTTTTCTTTTATTGTCTATTTAGTTTTTTAGAAAGTTGAGGATGAGGTATAACCCCTTTCAGACCAAACATCTCCATTTGTACTGTCAATAAAGACTTCTTCTTTGAGTCCGTTATCAATAAATCCAACTGGAGCTAAATCTTCATCAACCAACATATTTTGTTCTGCCAACATTAACTTTCTTATGTCAATATTAGTACTGTCTTTGAAAAATGTCTGTGCCGTCAACCATGCAAAAATAACCAGACCCATTACCAAATCGTCATTATTTCCCTCTTCCGCAGCATAACTGTCACGGATTCGGACAAAAGTATTCATTTCAGCAATTGTATCAAAGTCATTAACAATCAACTTATCGTTTTCTACCAATGTTTTTAAGTTGGCACATCCAATTTTTTTGACTGATTTTGTTGTTTTGATACCGAAAGCTGCAGCTCTTTTGAACCCGCCAGAGATACTTTGACCTTTAATGTGATGGTGTTCTAGTTTATAGATGTTTTCGTATTCTAAATCATAGTGAAGAATATCAACCACTTGTTGGCCAATATTGTTAGTTTCAATCAAAGCATATGCTTCATTGTATTTCTTGGCAATCGAATAGATTACTGTTGGGAAAAACAACAAAGGTAATTTATTATTCCTATATTTAGCAACCTGTCTATATGGTGTTTGAGACACATCTAACACATTAATGGTAGAATAGTCTTGTTCAACACCCTCTGCACAGTCTACTGTGGCAATATAGAGATGGTCTTTGATAGGCTCTTCATATATATCGAAACCCTCAATTGAGGATATCGGGTTGTGGAATGCCAGACTTCGTAATTTGGCACCAGAAATAAGAGTTGCCGATGACCCAATAAATTCTGTTTCAAACTCTTGTCGGAATTGTTCCTCAGAAGTGTTACGAATTGTTTCGTCTTTCCACGCTGCATCTCGGCCTGGTACCATAGACCAATGCACTTCAAGAGGTTTGTAAGTGGAACGACCCTCCGTTGCGTCCACCCACATCTTATAGAAGTGATTCAGACCATACGGTGTTGAGACAATAATAACTTTGGTAGTTTTACCTGATGAGATAACAGGGTATGTTGATGTGAAGAATTCGTCTGCCATGTTTTTTGGAACGAAAGCGAATTCATCAAGGAAAATTAAGTTGTAAGAACCACCACGAACACCAGATGCTGATGTTGCAAAGGCACTTATCTTTGATTTGTTTTCTAACTCAATGTTACCTTTGTTCCAAGTAATGATACCTTGTTGCAACCACAAAGGCAAATACTCATATGCGTATTGAATACGACCTAAAATTTCACGAGCAAGAGAACCTTTGTTAGCAAGAATGGCAATACTGTAATCATCTTGGAACAATACTGACCAAAGCATAAAACCGACAGTCGTAGTTGTTTTACCAACCTGTCGGGGCATCTTTGCGATACAGAAACGATTTTCGTGAAATGTTGTAACCATTTCCTCTTGGAAAGGCCACATTTCAAATGGGATAAGACCTCTATCTACGTTTACAATCTTAACATAAGTTTTGATGAAGTAAACAGGGTCTTCAGTACATTTTATAATCTCAGCAACTTGTTCCTCGGTGTAGGATATTTCTACACCGGTTCTTTTTAAGTTTGCATTGCCAAGATATCCACCGGCATCCATCATATTATTTAATTAGACTACGAAGCATCCAAGCTTGTTTTTGATGTTGGTCTAAAAGGTCTTGTAAAAAGTTTGATATTGCTGGTTCATTAGCTTGGTCTGCTGCAACAATACCTGCACGAAGGTGTACAATGTATCTATCATTATCTTCTTTTAATTGTGACAACATTGCGATTGCAGTCGGTATTGTTTCTGTATCTGTAATGTCCGATAACTCTAACATTCTAGGTAAAGTTGTTGGTGCATATGAACCCAACATACGAATTTTTTCTGCAATCAAATCTGTGTTTGCCCAAACCGCATTATAAAACACATTTAGAAATGCATGATAGTCATTGAAATTTGGACCCTCAATGTTCCAATGAAATGTATGTGACTTGAAATACAAACCAAAATTTGTACCCAAAATTACTTTAAGTTGTTGTATTAATTTTTCCATGGTAATCCTATTTATTGTTTTTGAGAAATTTAACAAGTTCAGTTGTTGACCCAACAAACACAGCTTTATCTATGTTAGTGGTAGAATTGCTTTTTGATTGTGTTGGATCCAAATCTCTTTTGCGTTTTTGAATTTCCAATAAATCTTTATTCAAGTCGGCCAAGTTTTTAATCAATCCTGCGGCAACTTCATATGCTCTTGGATGTTCTGATGCATTGGCAACTAAAAGTAAATTGTCAATCGCACTATTACCTTTTGAAATTAACTCCCGAATGTTTGTTCGTGCGAACTCGGCATCATCCTCAACAGGTGTTTTTACTTCAACAACTTCTGTTTCATATTTAATAGGTTCAACATCAAGAACCTCTGATAGTGTTTGATTCAATTTATTCATAATTATTGCACAGTTAAAACACCGTACCTTGATGTAACGGTTGTTGCATTTGGAGAAGATAATACCACATAATAAGTTTTTCCACTATCAGACAATTGAACATTAGTCAAAGATAGTGTTCTTGTTGTTGCACCTGAAATAGGTAAATCTGTGTTACCGCTATACCATTGATAACTTATTACAGAACCTTGAGTAGCTGTCGCTGTCACAGAGAATGATACATTTGCACCCACTAAAGCAGTAATATCTGGAACATTTTGTGTTATTGTAATTGTATTAATTGGATTGGTATAATATGTAAAAGTTTCAGAGAATCCAAATTCATCATCTGGTGTTGCATCTATTGGATTTGGTCTTGTGGTAATTTTTGTTGTTTGTAATGGTATCACATCTGCTCTGGAAATTGTATAAGTTGCACCAGTGAAGTCACCACGAACAACATCACCAGCTTCTAACAAATGACCATTCAAAGAATTAACAATTAAAATACCATTATTTGTGTTGCTAAAGTATGAGACTTTACCAAATAATTCTTTATTCTCGACTCTGATTGATTCTGAATCTGAGAATCTACCAACACCATTTGCAAAATCAACATAAACTTTTTGTGTGTCTTCACTTGGTTCAAAGAATACATTTGTATTGGCAACAGTAATGACTTTACCTGTTTTGATTGGTGGCCAGATATGTCCTTTTGCGGTAAATTCTAAGTTCCAAATAATCAATCTGGTACTCATCATGTCACCTTCATAATCTACTTCATTCGAAACTGAATTCAATATGATAGGCATATCATATTTTGGTTCCATAGATGGAATAAAATCTACAGTCACACTAAAGTCTGGTGTGAAGAATGGTAAAATCTGTTCTAAGATTTGTGTGCCGTCTTCTGTGTTTCGTACATAGATTGATAATGAGAAATCAAAATTGTAAGGCACAGGAACATATTGTGCTTTTGCACTAGTAGCATCATTTGCAGAAAAGTTACGCATTGTTGATGGTAATTTTCTACTTGAATCATAACTCATTCCTGTCATATCAAATGAAATTCTAGGAACAGTTGTTGCGATTGATTTGGTTAATGTTGGGTCAGAAGTCAATCTTGTTAGATATTTTTCTTTTGCACCCCAATTCAAAGGAACTTTAATAATTTCCTTTGCAGTCAGCCCATCTTTGGTGTATCTAACCAAATGAATATCGTTGAAAACTGTGCCAAATGCGACAACAATTTTTCTTATTGTTCTGTTATAAAACGGATCATTACCTAACATTATGCTTCACCAAATGGGTTGTGTTCACTAAAATCAATTATAGAATCTGATTCAGTTTCAATTAGAGAGTTATCAATCATATCTTCAAATGCATTATTGTCATTATATGAATCATCAGATGTGCCGTATGACCTCCATCTTGCACCACTTGTAACACCTATTGTGTTTGCATTGTTAGCATATGTGCCTACTGTAAGAGTGACATTTAATTTTCTGGTCGCTGGTGTCCAAGAATATGTGGTTGCTTGGAATGTAGCATTTGCCAAAGATGTTCCTTGATAAACAATTTCATCTTGTACAAATGTACCAGAACCACCAGCTGCCATTGTGAGTTGTGTTCTCTTATAAGACTCACGGATTTGTTCATCAATTTCTTCAATGCCAGTATGAATAACTTCTTCTGAAAATACAAACTGTTTCATCTTCAATGCATAAAGGTATACATTGCCACCACGACCACGACCTAATGTGTAAAACATTGCTTGGTCATTTTCGTTTTCTACAAATGTGATTTCAAAAAAGTTTTGAATCAATGGAATATAAACCAAATCACCTTCTCTTGGTCTGATAAGGTTTGATGCACCAGTTGAGTATTTGAATCTACGGCGAGACACTAATAAAGAAAGTTCATCTCTAATCTCTAAGCCAAATTTAGAAATGAAGTCACCTTCACCATCCATACCCGTAACATTCTCAAGGTACATTTCGATTGGATAGGCTTTTGTGTATGTCTTTAATGTGTCTTCACCATACAACATATCTACAGAATCACGACTTTCTCTAGGCATATAGAATACATCCATGCCATGAATTTGCATTGCTTCAATGACCAGGTCTTCCACCAGTAATTGCTCACTGGTGACTTGATTCGCTGGAAAATTATTGAAGTAAAAATTTGTAGGCATTTTTAACCAGTAAATATCTCACTAGGTAGACTGTTGTAGTTGTAAATTTCTTCTTCAAGCTTGTTTATTTCTTCGAGTGCTTCTTGCATGATTCTTGGACCATCCAATGTAACACCACCAGGCATTTGAATACCTGCAAACTTGGAAAGATTAGTACCCCATTGATACTTGATTAATGCAGTACCATATCTCTTTAGAAACTTATCATTCCAAACATCTGTAATACCTGTTTTGGTCATTGTAACACCAGTAACATTTGCACTTAAATTATTAGAAAGTACAATTTCTGTTGGTGAATTAATTTTACGAACTTGAACTTCTTGACCATCAGACAATCTGATAAAATCATTTTCAAGGATTTCTTGGTCAAATATTGTTGATGTTCCAGTCATCGTATTTGATGTTGTATTACCAGTTAATGTACCAGTTAAAGTAATTGTATCTGGTCGCATTGCACGATAACATTCAACAATAACATACTTACCTAATTGTGCATCACGTTCCCAATCAATATCAAGGAAGATTTTGTTTTGTTTACGGTTAAATCTGAATAGTGGAGTGCCAGAGAACAATAGATTCAAAGTGCGAATATGTTGCATTGTAATCTCATATGACACATACGATACAGATGTGAAGTCATACAAGTCATGCAAACGCAATTGGTAACGCAAGTCAAACATATTGACTGATGAATTTGAATCATCAAATGGTTGAATACCTGTAACAAAAATCACAGGGTCTGGACAATAAATCCAACGTCTATCAATATCAGCTTGAGTAAACTGATGCTTCATGTAAATTTTTTCGCAACCATCAAAGTGGTAATCTTCAAAAAATTGAAGTGCGTCATCAATACGGTCTTCAACTTGGTCATCATCCACGTTAATTTGAATAACAGGATGACCAAGTCTTCTTAGACAATAATCTTTGAATGTTGCTCGTGTTGTAGGTTTAGCCATGTCTTATTTATCCTAGTGCAATTGCAAGTGCCAATACATCACCAATAGAAGCACCACCAGAAGCCGCAGTTGTCTGTATTGTTCCGTCTGCAAAATTAATTCCATATGCGGACACATTACCTTTAACACCAATACCGCCTGCAACTTTCAATGCACCAGTTGTGTTTGATGTTGATGCTGTTGTTGATGTAATATTAGCGGTTAATGTGGTGAATAATCCATCACCTCTTAAAGAAGTTATTTCAGATTCACCACCATACCACTTAAAACTGTAAGAACTATTGGCAGCAGGTATACTTGACCATAATGTCCCACCATCAATACCAAAAGCATAGTCAACTGATGTGCTTGATAATGATGGATATAATGTTAATTTGGTACCAGAACTTCTAGTTGTTAATGATGGTGGTGCATAACCTGACGATGGCCAATCAACTCTATCGACTGTTGGAGTAGATAATGTTGGTGCGGTATTAAGAACAACAGCACCAGTACCAGTAGAAGTAGTTACACCAGTACCACCTCGAGCAACTGCTAATGTACCAGAAGCAATCGCACCAGTATCAATTGAAATAGCAGTATTGGTGATTGAACTTACACGACCATTAGCAGTTAATGTGGTTACTGGAATAAAAGATGCATTACCATAAACACCAGCTGTTGCAGAAATTGTTGTATAGTCAGTATTCGCTTGATTGTAAGCGGCTTGAGCTAATACATTTGCAGAGTTTGCTTTATCGAAAGCCGCATTGGCCGTAGCTCTTGCTACTGTATCAGGTGTCGCAGTAGGATTTAATAAGTCTGTACCAACTCCTGCTGCGGCACTATTTGCCATGTCAATAAAGACACCACGATTGGTACCACCAGTTTCAAAAATTCTTAATTTATTTTGGAAGATATCAATTGCAACACTACTATTCAAAGTAGTATTTGTTGCGGCTAACGCCAAATTAATTTGGCCGCCTTCATTACCGGAAGATTGAGTTGCAGATATTTCTGAACCCGATAATATTCCAGTTGCAGTAAACGCACCAGTATATGTTAATGGGCCGGTTCCCGCTCTACCTAATGTATTGGCATTAGCTGAACCAAATAAAATATAGGCATTAGCTGAATTTTGTTGTCCACGAATGCTTAAGGTATCAGCAAGATTAACATCACCAATCCAAGTATCATCACCAACTTTGAAGTTGAAACCTTGACCATTGTTTGCAGTTGCAACATAATCAAAAGTAATGTTAGCTGTGGATGATACTGCTTGTAAACTTGCTAAAATTTGATTATTTGATATATTACTTGCGTTTGCAGTATATTGTTTTGACCCGTCCGCAAACTGAATATATCCACCACTATTTGCAACAAACACATTTGAATATATTACATTCGCACCTGCAATTGTACCACCAACACCAGAACCGGTTGTGATAGAAGTCGCAGTTAAACTTGTCGCAACATTAATGTTTGTTACATTAAGTGTTGAAATTGTTTTATTGAATGTGAGTGAGGCATTTGAACCAAATGAGCCTGCATCATTGAACTGGATTTCGGTTGTTAAACCGGCAGGCTGCGTAGTCCTAATCGAACCAAGAGTGTTCGATGCTGTCTTATAATAAATGATGCCATCGGCATAGTTGATTGACAACTCACCGTTGGCTAAGACACCTAATGAAGGAGTTGCAGCTGCCGTCCCCGATGAACGCAGAGCAATGGTTGTATTTGCCATCGTTAGAAGGTTCCACCACTAGATTGAATTTTCAATTTATCATCATCAATCTTCGGTGTATCTTCTACTTTTTCCTCTGTAACAATTTCTGTTGTGACTGGAACTTCAACGGCAATACCTAATTTTTTCTTCTTTGAATTTGGTAGCATTTCTTCCAACTGTGCAATGTATTCTTTTTGTTCATCTACTTGTTGTTTCAGTTTGGCATTTTTCTTATCAGATGCCTTCTCTGCCTCAGCAAGTTTGTTAGTCAGTACTTGAATTTCTTGTGCCTGAGTATTCAGAGCAGTTTGAATTCTGTGTTTGTCGGCATCAGAGTTACTATTGTTTCTAATAATAGTATCTTTGTGGTCCAACTGATTTTTCAAATCGGTAACTTCTTCAATGAGACCCTGAACTTCACTTTTCGTTTCTTCTAGTTTTTCAATAGTTTCTAAAAGACCTGGTATTTTTTTGACTTCATCATCAAGTAGTTTGATTTGAGCCTGAAATACCAGATTTTGTTTTACAACGGCAATAAAGTTGTCTTGAGCTACTTCATTAAAGTATGTTAAAAATTTTGTGTCCATAATATAACTCCTTCATAATATTTAGAATGTGCCACCAGATAGGTGTGAGAATGTTGGTACACCTGACGCATTGATTGTCAGTATGTGTCCTTCAGTTGATGATGTTGCTTGACCGATAGCAGATGTACTTGATGCATAGAAGACACCCTTATCGGTGAATGATGAAAGACCTGTACCGCCTCGAGCAGTTGTAAGAGTACCAGATGTAATTTGTGATGCACCAATCGCAATTGCAGAACCTGTGTATGCAGTAACACCGCCTGTGATTGGGTCAAATGTGATTGATGAAATAGTGTTTGCAACAGATAGACCACCAGTTACAGACTGTGATACGTTAGCACGGGATGCTTGTGATGTGCCATCAAAGACAATCATCTGACCAGCAGAGAATGATGTTTGATTTGTACCGCCACGAGCAATTGGTAATGTACCTGAAGTAACAGCTGCAGCATCAATTGCGATTGCAGAGTTTGTAACAGCAGAAACACGACCATATGCATCAGTTGTAACAGTTAATGTTCTATCAACGCCACCATATGTACCAGCAGTACCTGTGTTAGCAAGAACAGACAAGGCACCAGTGCCGTTGCCCATAATGATACCACCAGCAGTAAATGTGCTTGCACCAGTACCACCTTCGGATACTGCCAAATCATTTGTTAATGTTAGTGTACCAACAGATGCTGTAGTAGCAATTAAGTTACCCTTAAATGTTCCTGCAAAAACATTGGCTTTGTTAAATCCGTTACCTGTAATGTCGATTACGTTGTTACCATCTGGCTCAACATTATAACCATCAAAAATGTAGAAGTCTTTGGTGCCAGCATGGCGAATAATACCAGCATGTAGGTTTGCAGAACCGTTATTGTAGTGACCAATAAAACCAATATCTACAGCATCTGATGTGTAGTTGTTAGCGGCTAGATACAATAATGGGTCAGAAACTTCAAGTGTGTCAACATTAATGATTGTTTCTGTACCAAGAACGGTCAAGTTACCAGAAATTGTAACATCACCATCAATAGTTTGGATTAGACTTGGAGTATTTGCACGAACAATTGTGTTGTCAACTCCAATACCAAATGTATCGGTGCCATCAGCAAATGATGTAGTAATACCAGAACCATTTTGACCAACGATTGTTACTGTACCGCCAGTTGATGTTGTACCAGTTCCTGTATTACCAGCAAAGTTAAATGTGGTTGATAGTGCTACGTTTGCAGCAGCAGTAATACGACCTTTTGCATCAACAGTAAATGTTGGAATGTTTGTGGCAGAACCATATGAACCTGCTGAGACTCCAGAACTTGTTAGTACCAATGGAATATTTGCATCAGCAGAACCATTTACTGAAACGGTACCAGTTGCATCACCAGAAACACCAAGTGTTCTTGCGGTTTGCCATGTGGTTGCTGTAGTAGCATTACCACTTAATGCAGCAGTAATTGTACCTGCTGAGAAGTTACCTGATGAATCACGTTTAACGATTGTTGAAACTGTGTTCAGGTTCGTTGCAGCATCTACAATGTCGGTGTAATATTTACCACCAACTGCGATAACTTGATTACCTGCTTGGCCAATGAATAATTTGCCAGAGGTGTTTGAGTAGGCCGGTTCGGCTACATTCAACGATGCAGGTGTTGAGGTAACTTCGGACCACTTTAACTGAATTACTGTATTGGCCATTTTTATGTCCTTATTATTATTTTAGAAAAGTCCACCATTAATATTGGTGATGTTAGTGTTTGCATCTATCACATAAGGTGCAACAACGAATGAATTATTTGCTTGGTCAAAAATCAAAACTTCATTATTCTCTGCACCAGAAACATCAACATTATTTAAATTGCCCAAACCGATATTTGCTGATGGTGCAACCGAAAGAGATGCGTATGTTTTATTAGCCGGCTTCAACGATACTGTTGTAGCTGGATTACTGTTAATGACTACTGTTGTTGCCATTATTTTGTGACAGACGGAAGTAAAGTAACAATGCCTTCAACAACTCTTGTTTTCACATTTGTTGGGCTTGTTATAAGCAAATCGTAAACATATCTTCCAGGTGTTAAATTTGCGGTATTGGCTGCACTCATTGCCACAGTTAATTCTCCTGCACCCGCATTGGAAATTGTAACAGTAAAACTATTTGCTGTTGTTGAATAGTATGACTTGCGAATCTGAGCCGCACCAGTGTAATTTAACAGATTGGTTGGAGAACCATCTGAACCATTAACGGTTACAGTAGTTGTGAAGTCAGCGCCTTGTTCAAGCGTTAATTCTGCGTACCCTGCCAATTTAATCACCTCTTATTTGTTTATTGTCTATTTAGTCAATCTAGGTATTATAGAAACAAAAAACCCTGCCGAAGCAGGGTTGTTGGAGAAATTATAGTTTAATTTGATTGGGTGGCCAAGTATTCTTCTCGAACCTCATAAGCAGATTTAATTGGTGCGGCATTGACAATATCTTCTTTTGTACCAGAAATTGTTTCGTTTGCTGCTAATTTACGTTGAACTTCAGATGCCACAATTTCTTCAATTGCAATGCGGCATCTTTCATGGACTGCATTTTGAATCCAATCATCTTGACTGTATGCAACATATCCTAATGCTTTATCTTCTGCGTCACTTAATGTGATTGTGTAAATTTTTGACATTTTTTATTCCTTAATTATCCTAATAACCAAATTGAAGCGTAACTTTCTTTCAGATATGTTGCGCCGCCATCGTTGTTGTAGTAAAATCCAATAGTATCATTTGCGGCACATTCTACAGTACCAACAACAGTTCCGGTATAATAACTTGAAACATATGCAGTTCCATTTTTCAAAATTTGCAAAACATCACCAGTTCCGGCAGTATATCCAGTATTTCTGTAATTCTGCCAAGATACAAAATATATTCCAGCAACAGGTGCAGTAAAATATTTTGTTGATGAATTATAAGCACTATTTCTATTTACTCTATTATTATTCCAAGGAATCAAGTTATTACGCAAAATACCAGTACCATCAGTATAAACTAACTGTGCATATGATTGATAAGGTTGTGTGATATAACCAAGCGAGTTAATACGCATACGTTCTGTAACTGAACCCGCACCATCAGCAGTTGTGCTAAAAATTAACCTGCCCGGCATATCGTTAGTACCGGGAGTTCCATCTACCTGCGCCTGTATTGATGCCGCAGGAGTGAATTGAGTTCCGTCAGCGCCAGCAAAAGCAATAGTGCCAACACCATCGCCACTTTGAAGAATTGTGTACGAGTTGACATCTGTTCCACGGGTTGCGGTTAATTCAAGAATAGCGCCGCCACCACCAACAGTAGTGTTTCTAACAACTTGCATTGAGCCTGCTACACCAGCGCCATTCACAATAAATTTAGGTGTTACTGTGTCCCTATTGGAAGGTATGTTTGCAGTACCAATCCCCACCTCACCAGTAGAATCAATTCTCATTCTTTCAGTTGATGCGGTGGTAAATGCTAAGTTATTTGTTGATGGCAAATAGAATCCAGAGGCTGGAGCTGTACCACCAGTGACACCGAAATTAACGGTGTTTGAAAATGTTATTTGTCCCGCAACATTAATTGTAGATGCATATGAAGCATCTGATTCGATTCGGTCAACAACGATAGTTCCTGCCATTTTTTATCCTAATTCTTTATTTTGCTTTGAGTGCAGCCACATCAGCTTGCAGTTGAGTAATAATAACTTGTTGTTCTTTGATTGCAGCAACAAGAAGAGGTATAGTGTCGGTGTAAGACATACCAAGCGTTCCTGTTTCAACGTCTTGAATGTTAACAGCCTCTGGCAGTACTTCTTGTACATCTTGAGCAATCAAGAATGGTCGGCGTGTTTGTGATTCATCGTTGTTGTAGTACCCAATAACAGCACGAAGCGAGGAAACTTTTTCAGCCGCATTTTCAATTGGTTCAACAATTGTCTTCTTTCGTTCATCAGAAACAGCGTTCCAACTACTTCCCAAATTCGTCAGGTAAACGCCGTATGCACCAATACCTCCAGGACCAGTGCCGCCGCCTGATCCAACATAAAAGTTAGAATCAGTACTTGCTTTAAAACCAATACGAGCTTCTACTTGGTTTCCTTTTCGCAAATAATATTGTAAAGCAACATTATCCAAAGAGCCAATTGTCATACCTTGCGGGGCGGCAAAAGCAGTTGGGCTTTGTCCTCCATACCCTACTTGCAAGTTACCGTTTAAATCAAGACGCATACGCTCTGAATATGCACTACTTGCGTAGCGACTAAATGTTAAATCGCCATTTGACGCACTACATCGTAATGCATATCCATCAGTTACGTTGCTTTGCTCTAGTTGGATTTGGTATTCACTAGCTGATGGTGACTTGACTGTCGTGACTGCACTTGCATTTGGCGTGGATGTACCAATAGCAACTTTACCGCTGGAGTCGATACGCATACGTTCTGAGCCGTTGGTGTAAAACACAAATGGATTACTATTTGTTGTGCCAGCAATCAAATAAGTAGATGCCGCAGGAGATGCATATGGCGCATAAACACCACCATCAGCTTGTGGCCCAAAATCAGCATAGGATAATGAATTTTGAGGTCTGATATTTACAGCAGTGGCGGTGCTTTTATAAACATTTAATTGTGTGCCCGGCGAATTAGTACCAATACCAAAATTACCACTAGCATCAAATCGTGCATACTCAGTACCAGCTGAATTCTGGATGACCACATTTGATGTGGTAGATTGTATTGTATCAACTTTTATGGTACTTGCCATTTTTTATCCTTGAGGCATCGCAGTTTTAATTTGTTCAACAGTCGATGCTGCATTAATTGCGGTTTGCATTTGAGCATACTTAGTTCTGATTGCTTCTCTTGCAGCTTCTGCCGCAGTTGCATCAGCACC